TAAAGTTATTGATGTACCAGATCCTCCCGTACCAGCAGTGTCCGCATTTAAAGCACCGTTTAAAGTTGTTGTTGCAACTCCAGATACTGTTCCTCCAAAATTACCAATACCAAAACCGTAACCATAAGACTGAGCTGCAGGACCAACTTTTTCATACGGTATAACATCACAAGATCCACCACCCGCTGCACCGGTTGTGGTCTGTGATCCCGTTACAATAGCAATTAAAGATGATGTTACTCTTGTTACTTGAAATAATTTATCTTCAAAAGCAGCATTAGTTAGACCAATACCACTTGGAACTGATACATTATCTAATAAAATAATATCACCTGATTCTAAATTATGTGCTGAAGAAAATGTTAAAGATACTTCTTGTGTTGCATCTTGAGCAGACATAACAACAGAACTAATAGTGGCTTTTACTGGTGTAACATCGTGAAGTTGCCCTTCAAAATATATAAGTAAAAATTTATCAGAACCTAGTGCAACATATCTATTACCATCTAAATCAACAAAAGAATGTTGTTTTCTAACTGCACCAACTATTGTGTCTGATACTAAAGAAGACCAACCACCAACTTTTTCTGGTAGTCCATATCTAAATCTAACATTGTCTGAATCTATCCAACGCTGTTCTGCACCGACAGTGGTATCTTGTTTGTCGATTCCAGGTTTAAATTTGAAATCAATGAGAGCCATAGTTTTTGCTCCTACTGGTTAGTTGACTTCAATACCCAGCCAACAGTCACATTAACATAAAGAAGTGTTACTGCCTGACCGTTAACATTTAAAACTAAATTAGAAGTTCCCGCATTTATTTTGTGACTATTTCTATTTACTGTAAGATTGTTAGATGCAAAAAAGTTACCACCATCTACTATTGTTATCTCGTCTCCTGTAGCCGCAGAAGCTGGTAATGTAATTGTTATAGGGTTAGTATTTGTTATTGCAATTATTTGATCATTTTTTACCGCAGTATATGCAGTTACAGATGAAGAGTTAACTGTATAATACCCTTTTTGTAAAATAGATTCTGTAGTATCTGTTCCGTCAGATATTAAACTTACAATAGATCCTGCAGCAATTGTTACAGGATTAGAAGATGATGCTGTCTTTACTGTTAATGTAAAATTACTTGTAGTTCTATTTGTTGCATCTTCTATTATAAAATATCTTTCTGCACCGCTAGGCATAGTCACAGTTCTATTAGCGGCTAATGTTCCTGTTAATTTATAGTATATGTTTTTACCATTAGATGTTGATCCGTTGTCCAAGGCCAGTGTTACATCAGCAGAGGCCACATCTAAAGACAGATAACCCGTGGCAAGCTGCTCTAATATCTGTAGATTGGTATTAGTTATATTACCCCAAAGACCAGCCTTTTCACCGGTTGTAATAATCTCTAATTTTGAATTTGTTGAAAATGTTGATGCCATATTAAATCGGGTCTATTTCTACCCAAACACTATTAGTATTTGGATCTATTTCACTCCATGTTATTGCCGTTGCATCCTTAACAGTTATAGTTAAAGGTGTTGCATCAGGCGTTACATTTGCTTTACCGATCAATGTAACACTTCCTGTGTTCAACGTCAATTGGTTTCCAGTTACAACCGCATTAGCAGCCGCAGTAATTACTACGCTTCCTGCAGATAAAGTTAGTCCACTTCCTGCAACAGTTACGTTAGCTGCAGCATTAATTACTACGTTTCCTGTAGCTGCTGTTAAAGGACTTCCTGTTACGTTAACTGTAACGTTAGGATCAAATACTGTGCTCGATATTGGAAGAGCAGATATGGCATTGAAACCGAGCATTTATTACGCTCCTGGTTTAGTTGGCCATGTAACAGCTTCTACTTGTTCAACAGTTGTCAACCCGTTTGTTATATCTCTTAGTTCTTGTCTGTATGTTTGCCAAGCTGTTTTATCAGCTATTGGTGAATCTGGTAAAACTGTCCAATCTGATTCTGCTAAAAGTCTATTTCTATCTCTTCTTAAAGATCTCATAGCTATAGCAAAAGGTGGATTATCTGCCAGCCATGTTTGCTCTTGATTATCTCTTTCAGCTTCCTCTGCTGGTGTAAGATTAACTTTAACTCCATCTACTAATTTATGTCTACTCATTATTTTACCAATCCATATAAAGTAAATACACCAGATGTTATATTTCCTGATGACATTTGTATTTTAACATTGTTGATTGCATTATCTCCAATACAAATAAAACCTGTATCCCAATGGTAATCATTTGTTTGATGACCTGCTACCCATGTTGAATGGCAAAATTTATTTGCACCACTAAATGCGTTTGCCATACCATACAACCAAATTTGACAACCACCATCTTTATCATTTCCTAAATCTGTTCCTAATTGAACTGCACCACTTATATCATTACGTTCGGTCCCAGTAGTCGCATTACCTGTTAGTGCTATAAAATTTCTACCTGAGTACATTGTTGTTGTTAAATAAGAAGAACCACTATCTTCAGAAAAATACATATAAGGTTCAACCCCATCTGTAGCAGCTCTTATCTTATGACCTACAAGTAAAAAATTATCGTAGGTAGCTGTTGTTAAATTAAAAGATAAACTTGCACTAGCACTGGCTGTTGCTGAAGATATTTTATTTAAAGCTCCCGCAGTAAAGCTAGTTGCACCTGTACCACCATTAGCTGCCGGCAATGTTCCTGTAACATTGCTTGCTAAGTTTACTAATTGATTCGGTCCTAATCTAGTTAATGCCATAATATTACTCCGCTAATTTAAATGCTCCAAAACCTGTATATGATTCTATTCCTGTTGGTGTACCACCAGTTGCTCCAGATACAACTTCAGAATTATCTTGTACTCTTGCATATAGTGTTATTACATCACTTGCAGTTGCAGAAATAACACCACCAAAATGCATGAATACTTCATGTCCATCTGAATTTGCATGTACTCTATCATTCATAATACCTGACCAAAAAGAACCACCTTTATACAATGCTATTTGTGCATCTTTACCAGCATTTATAGTATTAATTCTTGCATGAGCAAACATATAATAATTTCCTGTGCTTGGAACTGTAAAAGCATTTGATGCAAAAACACTATCAGTGTCAAAAATTTCTTGATCTAAAGTAACTTGTGTCCATGTGTTTGCTGATATAGTTTGATCAGCAGATTTAGTTACTAAAAAACCTGATGCGTTAGTTGAACCAAATCCTGTAGCTGTTCCAGAGTTTGTAATAGTTGCACCAGATGGAATTGTGATTGTATCACCAGATGCACCGATAGTAATAGTGTTACCACTCTCGTTGATAATGTTATTACCGTCTGCGTCCTGTATCGTGTCTACTTTTAATATACTTGTCATTATGCTCCTATTCTATACTATCATTTTATACGCGTAAAAATAAGTTTCTCTCCTTGAATCACTATTTCCATTTAAATGTCCACTACCAGAATTTACATTAGCATATCCATTTACAGTAAGAATATCTCCAGCAGATAAAACTTGTATGTCTGTAAATGAAACATTGGTATTATAAACTGGATTGCTTTGAAATGCAGTGCCATAATTTGAAACTATTGTTCCATTTTTTAAAAGATAAAGAATAGCATGGTCTAATTGACTATATGTACCTGCACCAATACTACAACCCGCACCAACCATATATGTGCCACCCTCTCCACTTGGAACTGTAAAAGCGTTTGAAGCAAAAGCATTGTTTGAATCAAAAATTTCTACATCAAATGTAATTTGTGTTCCTGTTGCATCAGAGATTGTTTGACTTGCTGAGTCGGTTTTTAATGCAAAAAATCTTGGAGTATTTACACCACCGAATCCTGTAGAAGTTCCAGAATTAGTTATTGTACAACCAGATGGAATAGTAACAGTCTCTCCAGATTGACCAATAGTAATGGTTCCTGATCCACTGCTCGTTTGTATATTCGATACTTTTAATGTTCCGTTTGCCATATTATAATGCTTCTATTTCTGCATCAGTTAAACCTAATGCTTTTAATTTATTTTGTGCAGATATTTTGTCATTTGCTTTTTGTATTTCTGCATCTTTTAATTCTTGTATCTTAGCATTTACTTCTGCTTCAGTTGGCATAGTAGCTGTATTGTCATTTAAGATTAAATTTTCATAAGACATTCTTTTATCTCCAGTATAATTTTTTCTCCAACCATACCATTGAGATTTACCAGTATTAAAAGTTCCTAAAGCTAATTGTAAATAATCTTTATCCATTTTATGTATCTCCTAATCTAATAAAAGTAAAAGAAGTTCTATTTTGATCTGTATTTCCATCAAATTGTGATCCAGAATCTATACTTGAAACACTAAAACTAACTTTTACATTTGATGTATCAGTAACATCAATAAGACTACCACCACTAAGTGAAAAATTTCTTGTTTCCGAATTTCCTTCTGCTTGTGAATCTACTGTTGTATAACTAGAATTATTGGTTGTAACATTCATTTGCATACTAACATTATCTCCACCAGATGCAGTATATCCAGTTCCTTGAAAGGTTACTAAATATATTCCTGTACTTGGAAATGTAAAAACACCAGAGCTTACTGACATAGCACTTCCTATTGTTCCTTGACCACTTGTATCTATTCTTTCTATGTTTGAACTTATTGGATCAGCATTTGCTGTAATATTTGCAGTTACTCTATATTGATCTGCAACTGTAATTCCACCAAAACCTGTAGCTGTACCAGAGTTTGCAATAGTAACCCCTGAAGGAATACTAATTGTATCTCCTGATGTGCCTAGCGTTAGCGTAGTGCCTGTAGCTGGATCGACTTGATTTGTTTCTATTTTACTCATTATACTATTACCAATGTACTCCCACTAGGAATTGTTATTGTTCCATTTACTGTTACTGTACCTACTAATAACGCATTTTCGCTACCAGAGATAGTTAAATTTGTTAAGGTTTGGTTGTTCTTGACAAAGAAAGAAGAACTAAGACTAGCTGCACTTACAGAGCTTTCAGAAGGTGTGCCAACAGTTTGAA